TGGTTTTACAAAATAACATCAGTTTAACGAAAATATAACAAACAAATTTTAAATAGTCTTATTAATATGGAAGCAAACAGTAAAATAAAAAAGATAATGGACATTCTTGGATTATCGAAAGAAATCGAAGAAACTAAATTAGAAGAAGTTAAAACGGAAGAAGTTGTAGAAACTAAAGAAGTTGAAACTAAATTAGAAGCACAAACTTTAGAAAATGGAACTGTATTAGAAGCAGAATCATTTGAAGCAGGAAAAGATGTATTTATCGTTTCAGAAGACGAAAGAGTAGCAGTACCTGTTGGTGATTATACTTTAGAAGATGGTAGAGTATTAGTAGTTGCTGAAGAAGGAGTTATTGAATCAGTAGGTGATGCACCAGAAGCAGAAGCACCAGAAGAAGTTGAGCAAGCATCGGAATTTGTTACAGTAGCAGATTTTGAAAATGCTATAAACGAAATCAAATCAATGCTTACATCTCACGATGAAGAAATTTTAAATAAGCACGAAACTGAAAAAGCTGAATTGCTTTCATCAGTAGAAAATTTAAAAACAGAATTAGAATCAGTACCAGCATCTAAGAAGATCAATTCTTCTCCAGAAGCTAAAGAAACAGAAGAAATAAAAATGAACATAATCGGAGCGAATCGTAGAAAAACTACGGGAGATAGAGTTACCGATATGTTAAATAACTTTTATAAAACAAATAAAAATGAATTCAGAAATTAAATTAGCGACTACTAGTACAGTTAGTCAAAATTACGCAGGTAAGGCTTCAGATAGCTTTATATCAGCAGCTCTATTAGGAGCATCAACTATTGCAAACGGAGGTTTGACAGTAGTACCAGGTATCGATTACAAATGGGAAATCCAAACTTTGGATCTTTCAGCAGACTTAGTTAAGAATGCATCTTGTGATTTTTCAGATACTTCAACTATCACTTTAAGTGATAAAACATTAGCACCAGAAAACTTTAAGGTAAACTTAGAGCTTTGTAAAGCAGATTACCAAGCAACTTGGAATGCATTACAGAATGGTTATGGAGCAAGTGATTCTTTAGCACCTAATTTTCAATCTTACTTAGTTGAGCAAGTTGTAAAACAAGTAGCTACAAGAAACGAAAGCAACATTTGGCAAGGTGTTAATGCAACAGCTGGACAATATGATGGTTTAATGGTATTAGCTTTAGCTGATGGTGATGTTATCGATGTAACAGGAACTACTATAAGTGCTGCAAATGTTATTGCAGAATTATCAAAAGTAGAAGCTGCTATTCCTGATACAATCAGAATGGAAGAAGATTTAAATATCTATGTTCCTACAAATGTATATAGACATTATGTAACAGCTTTAGGAGCTGCTGATTATCATCAAGGTGGTTACCAAGATGGAAAGCCTACACAATTAGCTTTTAATGGTATTAACTTATTCTTAGCGAAAGGTTTACCTTCAAGTGATATGATGGCGGCACGTTCTTCTAACTTGTTTTTCGGAACAAATATAGGAAACGATATTGAGCAGGTTCAAGTGATTGACACATCGGCTACATTAGGAGACGATAATGTTAGAGTAATTATGAAATTTACAGCAGCAGTAGCTTTTGGTTACGGAGCTGAAATTGTAAGATACGCATAATAATAAAACAAATTAATAATAAAAAAAGGTGGGTGTTTATTCACTTACCTTTTTTTTATAAAAAATATATAATAATATGGCTTGTGATTTAACAATTGGTAGAGCAATAGGATGTAAGGATGCGGTATCTGGTTTAAAAGCTATTTACTTTGCAGACTTTGGTTCTCTTGGTGCGATTACCTATGATGGAACTAATACAGACGAGATAACTACTTTTGGTAGTGCGACTGCTAATTGGTTTAAATACGATTTAAAAGGTGTTAGTACCTTTGAGCAAAAGATGACATCTTCGAGAGAAAATGGAACTACTTTTGTAGAACAAACAGCAAATATTACACTTACAAAAATGGATGTTAAGAGTAATAAAGAATTAAAATTATTAATCTATGATAGACCTCACATGGTTCTTGAGACTAACTCTGGTGACTTTATGGTTGCAGGATTAGATTACGGATGTGAGATTTTAGATGGTAATGCAAATATAGGTGGTGCTTTAGGAGACTTCAACGGATATACTTTAGTAGTATCTGGACAGGAGAAAATATGGGCAAACTATATAACTACTAGTTTAACTGATGCTTTAACAAGTGGAGCGACTATTAGTTCATCTCAAATTACACCATAAGAAATAGTGTTTTGGATTTTTCATTGAGAAAGAACGTGCTTTATAGTACGTTCTTTTTTTTGTTAAATAAAACAAATACTTAAAAATTAGTCTTAGTAATATGAACATACTAACAACTGATTTAACTTCACAAAACCTTATTTTTATACCTAGAAGTACAGTACTTTCTTCTTTGAATTTAAAGGTTACTAGCGAAGATACAAATATAACAGTTAGTTATACCGTAACAGCGACCTATACTAATGAACAGGCTACAATATCACAAGCATTTACACTAATAGAAGGTACTTATTACAACTATGAAGTATTAAATGGTACTGTTTTGATGTATAGAGGTTCTATATTTTGTACTGATCAAACAGATTACGAGAAATATGTAATTAATAACAACGATTTTGTAGAAACTGCTGCAAGAGATAACGAATTTGTAACACCATAATATGAAACAACCGATAAAAAAAGAAAATAACATATCTGTAATCGAGCTTTCTAGCTATATTAAGCCTATTGTAGAGGAATCTATCAATAAACAATGGGTTACTTGGGGTGAAAACAACAGTTATTTTAAGTATTTAATAGAAGCATATAACGAAAGCCCTACAAATGCATCTATTATTGATGGTATTTCTAATTTAATATATGGTAAAGGCTTATCTGCTTTAGATTCTGCTAAAAAAACAGAGCAATATGCTCAAATGATTAGCTTATTTAAGGAAATTGAGATAGAAAATATCGTAAAAGATTACAAAAAACTAGGTAAATTTGCCTTACAAGTTATATATAATAAGAAACACGACAAGATTGTAGAGGTTTTTCACATTCCTGTTAACTATTTAGCACCAGAAAAGGCAAATAAAGAGGGTGAAATAGAAGCATATTACCATTCTATTGATTTTGAAAACGATAAAATAGTACCTACAAGATTTCCAGCTTTTGGAATGTCTAAAAAAGAAAGTGAAATACTATATATACAGCCTTATGCAGCTGGTTCTTTTTACTTTTCACCTTGTGATTATCAATCTGGAGTAGTATATGCTGAGATGGAAGATGAGATGAGTTCTTTCCATATCAACAATTTACAAAATGGAATGACTGCATCTACATTTTTAAACTTTAATAATGGAGTACCAGATAAACTGACACAAAACCAAATTGAAGATGACATTGTAAAAAAATGGGGTGGAGCTAAAAGTAGAAGTAAAATTATAGTAGCTTTTAATAAAAATAAAGATAGTGCTGCAACAATTGAGAACCTACAACTTAATGATGCTTCTCAACAATACCAATTTTTATCAGATGAAGCAACAGATAAGCTATTAAGAGCTCATAAAGTTACAAATCCTATATTAATAGGTGTTAAAGATAATAGTGGCTTAGGAAACAACGCAGAGGAGTTACAAAACGCTTTTGCATTATTTAACAACCAAATTATTAAACCTTTTCAAAACCAAATCATTAGAGGACTAGATAAAATTTTAGCTTTTAATGATATTAGCTTAAAACTATATTTCAAAACCTTAAAACCTTTAGAATTTATAGATGTTGATGGCGTTGTAGATGAAGAAGCGATAGAGGAAGAAACAGGCGTGGATGCAGAATTGAGTTTAAGTTCAGAAGTAGATTTAACAGATGACCAATTTAATGAGATTGAGGTTGGATTAAACGAAGATGTAATGTCTGATGATTGGGAGTTAGTAGAAAAAAGAGAATACAACGAATATGCAGAAAATGTAGATCATTGGGCGAACAGACTTATAAAAGAATTAAAATCAGAAAATTTAGCTGACGTTGTAAAATCAGCACCAACTAAAGAAAGTTTTTTAGATAAATCTTTTTATAAAGTAAGGTATGAATACGCACAAAAATATAGTAGTGGAAAATCAAGAAGTTTTTGTACTAATATGATGGCTAAAACAGGTAGAGGTGTTGTTTATAGAAAAGAGGATATAGATAAAGCTAGTTTTAGCGGTGTTAATAAATCATTTGGACACAAAGGTCAAAATTATAGTTTATTCAGATATAAAGGGGGGGTAAACTGTGGACATTTTTTTAATGAGAATCTTTATAGACTAAAATCTAAAACAGAAAAGCAAATATCTAAAGGTAAAGAAGTAGATAGTATTCCTAAAAGTTACACACCAACAGGAAAAGAATATACAGATGCAAAGAAAGCACCTAAAGATATGAAAGATAATGGACATCACCCAAATTATAAAAATTAAGATATGGCAAAAGCATTATTTATAAAACCAGAAGATATAATTAAAAGCACTTTTTTAGATGGTAGTTTAGATCGTGATAAATTAACACAATTTATATATCTATCGCAGCTAAAAGATGTGAGAGGTTATTTAGGGCAAGATTTATACGATAAGATGGCAGCTGATATTGTTGCTGGTTCTTTGGCTGGTGTTTACTTAGCATTAAATACAGACTACATACAACCATTTTTAACACATAGTAGTATGAGTATGTTTTTACCATTTGCTGGATTTACTTTAGGAAATGGAGGAGTCTTTAAACACTCTGGAGCTAACGAGCAAATAGCGGAGCAATCAGAGGTAGATGCTTTAAGTGAACAACACAGGATTCACAGCGAATACTTCGGTAAGTTGTTAGTAAATCATTTATGCGAAAATGATAATGACTTCCCAGAGTATAGCACAAACGAAGGTGATGAGATTGATCCAAATAAAGACATAAACCCAACTAACTGGGTGCTGTAAACATGAGATATAAAATAAAAGAAATAAACCTTAGCAAGTTAAACGAATACTTAAAAAACAAAGAGAATGAGCGACTACAACGATGCGAGTATCGTAATGTTTCCATCAGGGAGAAAAGCGAGTAAATTATATAGTCAAAAACCAATAGATGGTAGTGCTGATTTAACGGTTACAAGAGCTTCTGTTGCTAACGAGATAAATTCTGATGGATTAATAGAAGAAGTAGCTGCTAACGTGCCACGTTTTGAATATGGGGTTGGTGTAACTTGTCAAAGTTTATTATTACAACCTGCTTCTGAAAATTTACTTACTTATCCTTTATCTTTTGATAATGGATATTGGACAAAAGCAAATGTATCAGTTACAAGTGGTCAATCAGCACCAAGTGTAGATAATCCAACAGGAGCTTTTAAATTTATAGATAACTCCTCAAGTGCATCTCATGGAATGTACAGGCTAGGTGTATCAGGAGCAACAGGAACTTATACCTTTAGCATAATCTTAAAAGCTAGTCAAATCATTTTAGCAGCAGCTCATTTTGGTACTTTTTCAAATAGAGCAGAATTTGATTTATCAGCAGGAACTTATGAAACTTTTGGAGGTGTTGATTCTGCTAGTATGGAGTTTCTTGTAGATGGTTGGTATATTTGCACAGTTACAGACACATTTTCAGGATCAGACGTTTATGTTCAAATTAATAACTTACTAACAAGTGGTACTTCTTCATACACAGGGGATGGCGTGTCTGGAATAGAAATATTTGCAGCACAATTAGAAGAACAATCATACCCTACAAGTTTAATGTTACCTGTGTCAGAAGGCAGCACAACGTCAAGAGCAGTTCCAGTCGTAAATAAAACAAGTTTAACAAACTATATAGGGCAAACAGCAGGGGTGATTTTTGTAGATGTAATAAAAGATTTTGATTTTGGAATACAAATAGGAAACACGACAGGCTCTACAGATTTTCACAACTCTATACAAATAGTAATAGGAGCAACACAAACAGATATTAATATCTATTTAAGTAATAGCCTTTCTTTTACGTATAGCGGTGCTGTGTTAACAGGTAGAAATAAAATAGCAGTAGCATACTCTTTAAATGATTTTGCCTTGTATATAAATGGAAGTCAGACATTAACAGACTCTAGTGGGGATGTTCCTGTAATGTCTGGTATATTTTTTAACCACGCAAATCTAGGGACAAAAACTTGTGGATTAAAATCTCTTAAAATTTACAAAACAAGATTAATTAATTCAGAATTAGCAACTTTAACAACTTTATAAAATGAAACAAATATTTTTATTTTTAAATAATTTAATACCAAATGATAAGCTATTGCATTTCTTTTGGAGTTCTATTTTATTTGTTATATTATCTAATTTCTTAACTGTATTTGATGCAAGTTTGTTACTTATATTAATAGCAATTATAAAAGAGGTTGTATGGGATGGTTTGTTAGAAAAAGGTAACGCA